TTCTACAGTCGGACAAAGGCCCAGTGCCATACAGTTCTAAGGTCTACATCCACCGTGCATTGCCTGAAATATCAGGTACGGGAAATGTTGATATTACTTTGGGTGGAGCTAATTCCACTGCTCAAGCACCAACGTATGGTCAAACTGGTACGGTGGCAATTGTTACCGACAACCCTTGGGTGACAACTCAGCAAAATGCTGTACGCACCGTATCGATCAAAGTTCAATCTAATGATGCTACTAATACATGGAACATGACAGCCATGAATTGGCAAGCATCAGTTGTTGAGGATGCGTTCTAATGCCATTCCTTGTTGACGGCAACCCAACGCCTTCAGATGTCTCTGATGCGATTAATTACCTTTTGGCAAACCTTGCGCCAGGTACGCCTGCCGGTAGCGATACTGTAAACAACAACACGACAACTGGTTTTATTTCAAACACTAGAGGCGATTTAATTCAGTATCAATACAGATATATTGGTATCAGATATGCAGATAGCCCTGAAGGATTGAACTTTTCAGACAACCCGTTTAGCCGTTTATATTTTGGTATCAACAACACTGATACGGTAAGTGAAAGCAGCAACCCAGCAGACTACACATGGTTTGAAGCAACTGGTGGGTTTGGCAGCACAAAGGTTCTTTGGATAGTTACATCGGGCGGTAGACACGCAACCTTTGCTGTATCGCAAGAGTCACCTGATACAAACCAAAATTGGCGCATTGTCCCAAATCGTTCTGTGGATCTTGATAATCCATTTGCAACCTTCAACCAATTCATGTCCATTAAATTTGCGACAAACAGTATTGGTACTACAGGGTTTGGCGACACAATTACCAACGCAACATACTATGGTGTTTCTACTTCAGTTGATGGAAGCACATCATTAGATCCAACAGATTACGAGTGGTCGCCATATCCTTTTGGCACAACCTATTCTTTGTTTTATCGAACCTTTGGCGGCAGAAACATTTCTTTTGCGCCAGCGTTATTTCAGCCTATAGGAAACATTAAATACGTTCCTGGCACGGTGTTGAATTTGGATGTTGTTACTCTTGGTGCTGTAAATTCTTTAGGAATAATTTCATTAACTCCTTTTGTAGTTGAATCGCCTTTTAGATATTTGCTGGTTCAATACGGAACTTCTGAGAATGGAGCTGGAATCAGCACAGACCCAACAGGAAAGACTTACTTTGGCCTGCAAGCATCTGATGTATTGACTATTGATACAAATCCCGCTGATTACCAATGGTTTGCTGCCGGCGGCACGTTTTTAACTGATGTAAATCTTTGGGCAAGAACTACAGGCGGCACAACAGCAACGCTTAGCCTAACGCTTGAAGCTCCTGATACTTCGGGGTGGCAAGACATTACAGGACAAACAACCAGCTTGTATCCAAACATTGATGTGTATGCAAGGTCGGGTATTGTTGTAGTAGACGTTACCAGTCCAACGGCAGGCCGCATTGGTTTTTCATCAGTGGACTCAAACGGTATTGTTAACTTGAACCTTGATCCATATGGGCAAGGAAGAGACACTGGCGGTTTCACAATTAATCCAGCGGCAGTAGCTTCAATTACTTTTGATGAGTTTGGGCGAGTAGTACAGTCCGGCGCTCTTGATCAAGTGAGATACAGTTCAATGCTGACAACTGCTACGGCAGGGCAAACAGTATTTACCTTTTCCAATCCACAACCTAATCAAGTATTGGCGTTTCGTAATGGCGCTTTTCTTGTTCCAGGATCAGACTTTACTCGCACATCATCAACAGTTACCTTTACTAGCCCGTGTGTACTAAACGACAAAATTGCGCTTTATTACATTCGTTTAATTGATGGTGGCACATCGGCAGACAAAGTGCCGTTTGTAACTTCTACGCAAACATTGACTAGCGGTCAGACAGAAATCATTACTTCTTATGTTGACGGATCTGAGGTTTTGTTTTTGAATGGCGCATTGCTAGTTGATACGGATTATGGATATAGAGGCACAAATACTGGGTATATTTTAAATACTGCATCAACAGGTGGAACATTTACTGCGGTTGCTTTTTCTTTCAATAACGGCAATGTGTTGATTTTTGCTGAAAACTTTACAACCACTAACTTTGCAAGCACTGCGGTAAGTTTTCCAACCCAGTTTTATAGAAACTCACATTTAATGTGGTTGAACGGTTGTTTGCTTAGACCAGGTTCAGACTACACAATGTCAGGTGTGGCTTCATTAATCAACAGTCTTACTTTGGTTGGCTCTTTAAGTTTTAGCGGTCAACCAGTTCAATTTGTATCGTTTAACAGCACTGGTGAAGCTTCAATGTCTTCCCTTAGTTCTGCTGGTGTTATTGGCATGGATATGCCCGTGGTAATAGATAGAGAGCCAACCATGCTTGATATGTTTCAGGCTATGCAAACAGAGTTAGACAAACTAAAATCTGAAGTAGAAATACTGAAAGGCATACGATGACCCAAGCAATGAATTTAGCTAATTTTTCCAACAGCTTAGACAGCGCTGGAGGTGTGCCGCCTACACAATTGAATTCTGTTGTTCCAATATCCAAAGGCGGTACTAACGCTTCTACAGCAAGTGCGGCAAGAACAAGTTTAGGTTCAACAACCGTAGGAGATGCTGTTTTTATTGCTGCAAGTCAAAATGCCGCTCAATCGGCTATGGGTGTCGTTGTTGGAACTAACGTGCCTTCTCCTACTGGTACTGGAGCAAGCGGCACTTGGGCAATTAATATTACAGGTAATGCTGCAACTGCAACAAGCGCCACATCGGCAACTTCAGCATCAACTGCAACACTTTCAACCAATGCCACAAATATGCTTGGGTATACGCAGTCATGGACAGATGTATCATCTTCTAGGGTTATAGGTACTACATATACAAATTCATCAGGCAAAGCAATTGAAATTAGTGTTACAAATATTTCAGCAAGTCAATTTACCGCCGGTATAGCTGGTTTTGTAAACACAGTACAAATTAACTCTAATGGTTACAATTCAGGAACAGCTGGAACTGGTATTGCCAATTTAACTTTTGTTGTGCCTGATGGGGCAACATACAAGATAACTCTTTTGAACACATCAACTAGCTTTACTTGGTTTGAACTTCGTTAAGGAGAGAACATGAAATACTATAAAGATACAAGCAACAACGTCTATGCGTATGAGTCTAATGGCTCTCAAGACCATTTAATTTCATCAGAATATGTAGAAATTACAGATGATGAAGCTAGAGTGATAAATGAAGAAAAAATGCAAAATAAGTTCAATGCCTTGAGTTATGCAGATAAACGTCAAATGGAATACCCTTCTATTGGCGATCAACTAGACGCATTGTTTAAAGCTGGTGTATTTCCAAATGAGATGTCAGTAAGAATTCAGTCAGTCAAAGACAAATATCCCAAAGGATAATCATGGGCGCACCTTCAGCACAAGTACAGCCAAGCCAGTCATCTGCCCCTGCGGGTAAGGGTGCTAGTACGTCACCAAGTTCTGCTCCTATGGGTAAAGGCAGTATGTCTGCCATCTCAGGACAGCCTACAATTGGACAACCAAACACCAACAGCAACACTGGTATGGCTGTGGCTGATCCAACTTTGACTGCGCCATATGCCAACACTGTAGGGCAATCTAATACTACTGGGCAAGGAGATGCATCGTTAACTGCTCCAGCAGTAATAGATAATCAACCAAGAGTAAACCAAGGCCCACGCTTTATGCGCGGTGGCAAAGGAAAAGGAGTTTAATATGGGTGGCGGTAAATCATCAGGTAGTTCACAAACCACAATTCAAATGTCTCCCGAACAACGGGAGTTGTTAAAAGCTCAAACGGGTTTTTTAACTGATACTGCTTTTCCGGCATACAAAGAAACCATTCGCGGCGCTAAAGACGTATTGGGCGATGTTATGCCTGCGGTTGAGGGTGCGGCTGGTAGAGCATCTAACGTAGCTAGTCGAGTAGGAGCCGCCCAAGAGTTGGGTGGTACTGCGGCTTATGGCACGGGTTTAGCAGGCCTTGCAAGTCTTTTTGGGCCTCAATACAAAGAACAACAAGTACAAGCCGCATTGCAAAAAGGCCAAGAAGTTACCCGTGAGCAACTTGGTACACAAAACGCTATGTATGGTGGTGCTGGTGGCCTTGGTAGCGCTCGTCAAGCCCTTGCTGACACGAACTTACGTCAACTTGGTGAACAGCGCCAAGCCACTGCTGCTGCTGATGCCGCTGCCAAAGTGGAAGCAAACCGAGCTGCTGCTGCTCAACAATTAGCGCAGTTTGGTCAACAAGGTCTTACCGGCGCTACAACTACTGCTGCCGGTCGTGTAAGTTTGGCGGGCGCACCTCAAGACATTTACAACAAGTATGCATCTGTTGTGTATGGCATTCCTCAAGCAAACACATCTCCAAATTTTGCTGGCACTCAAGGATCAACTACTACAGGTTCATCCAAGGGCTTCGGCTTCTAAGGAAACATTATGGCAACAGCATTTGACGGTGTAGGAATGGGCCAGTTTGGCAGAGAAAGCCAGTATTACGGTGGGGAGAATCCTTTCAGAACTGCTATGAAAGGACTTAAAGACTTTACGATCGTTTCAGGTATTGAAAAAAGTGGTTTGCGAGAGTTTCTAAATGACTTGTACAAGAAAAAAGAAGGCCAAGGTGTGCCTCCACCCAGTGCTGCTGTTGCTCCTGTAATTCCAAATGCGCCGCCTGTTGTGCCTATGGAAACCCCAATACCTCAAGCGCCGCAGCCAGTTTTACAGGATGTAATGCCAATTGAAGATCAAGCTAACAAAGCTTTTGGTATATCGAGTTTATTAACTCCTGATCCACTTCAACCCCGTAATTCAGGAATGGATCAAGTGGCAATGCAAATGGCATCTGCTCCTCCACAACCAATGAATCTTCCGCAATACGGTAAGCAAGGTGGTGGTGGTGGCGGTGGTGGTGTTGACTTTGCAACAATTGCAAAACTAATTATGGGATTGGGATAAATCATGGCTGATCCGTTATTACCTTTAGTTCCAGCAAGTCCAAATAAGCCAGCTATGGCTAATGTTGCTGCGCCCCCTCCTGCAATGCCAATTGCTCCTGTAAGCCCTACGCCTGTTGTTGATGCCGTAAGTCAAGTTAGGCCACAAGATCAAGTTGAAAACGCTATTACCAACAGAGATGATGTGCAACTTAATAGTTTTGCACAACAATATAAAAACACACCTGAAGGACAAGCGTCACAGAGGTTAGCCCAACAAATTCAAAAAGGCAAAGCTGACTACGATAAATTTTTGGCTGGCATTGATGCCAATAGCCGAGAAGGTCGTATTAAAGCTATGGAAACTTACAAGACAGTTAAAGACAACCCGCAAATGGGTGATGCTTTGATGATGTATATCGGTGGTGACAAAAAGACAGCCATTGACATGCTTACTGGAGGCAGGGTTGAAGATAAGACTGAATATTTGCCAACTACAGGCCGCATGGTTACAAAAAAAATTAATGCGCTTGGAGAGATTGTTTCTATAACTGATACAGAAACAGGCATTGTTATTCCAAAAACTGAATATGCAAAATTAGGTGGAAGTGTTTCTTCATTGGAAAACACTTTGTATTGGGAATCGCGTAAAAATTCTCAGAAATTTAATACCGATGAATTTAACAAATCAAATGCCGCCCATTTAGAAATAAGCGCTAAAGCAAGAGCTAAAGGCCCATTGGTAGATCAGTACTTTGATATCCTGACCGAATTTTTAAACAACCCTGACATAAGTAAAGAAGACAGGGCGGCTATTGCTGGTGTGGCATCTAGCCAAATTAACTTTGCACAAAGCGTATCTCAATCTCGACAAATACTTGATCAGTTTGGTCGTACAACCGCAGACAAATTGTCTACAGATCAACGTAGAGCTATTGAAGCTGGATTGGCTGGCCCTGTTGGTGAAGCAGCTGGAACTGGGCCATTGAGACTTGGTGTAAATGGACAGATTTCGGATTCGGCTGGCAACAACTACTCTGTTCAACAATTGAAAAATTTGATGGACACCAGTTCTGTTGGTAAACAATTAGACCGATCGTTCTCTCAACAACAGAAAAACTTGGAAGAACAAGTAACAATTGGTCGCTTGAGCAACGAACAGTACATCAAATTAAAGCGAGCTTTAGATCTTAGTAACCAAATTCAAAAAATGAACTTGGAGACTGAAGCCAAGCACGGCAACCCATTGTTTACCATTCCAACTACTGGCGCTCAAATGATGGATCAAACCCATCGCCCGTTAGCACAAGCTTTACAAGAAAAATTCAACATTGAAGTAATCCAAGCTTTTGAGGCTTGGAAAAACAATCAAATGAAAATGGCTAAAGAAAGAGATCGTAGTTATGTTCCTGAACCTGGCGAGTTAGAGTCTGCTTTTACAAAGACTGATTTTTATAAAGGCAAGCAAAAAGAGTACAGCAAGAGAATGGTTGATGTCATCAACACACCATACATCCAACAAAAAGGTTCTGCGTTGCCAAGCGGTATTGGTACAGTAGGAACTACGCAACAAAATCAAATGAATCAAGCAGGCACTCCTGCTGTTGTAAGTCCAAGCGCAGAAGGACAAGCTCAAGAGGCCGCAAGATTAAAACAAAAAGCACTTGCTGACGCTCGTAAAAAATACATTAAAAAGGAATAAACATGGCGGGCTTCAAATCAGAAAAAGACAAGGAAGCTTTTGCAAAAGAGCTTGCTGCCGCAGGGTTTAGTCCTGATGAAATAAACGCAGAACTTTCTAGCGTTGAAAAATCTACGCCTGCTCCTGCGCCTGTGCCTCCTCCTGCTATAAAACCATCCTCACAAATGGGTGGAGGCCAAGCAGATGCAGCAGTGGCTCCACCTCTTGCTCCAGCAACCCCAGCCGCTGTACAAACTCAAGCTGCTGATTTAGCTGCCGCCCGTGAAGCTTCAGGCAATACATTGTCTGATCAACTGTTTAATGCTGATACTGCAAAATTGCTTGCTTTACCCGCAGCTTATGGAGTCTATAAAGGCGCACAGGCTCTAAAAGACCGTATGTTCACATCACAAGTTCCACAATACCCAACTGGTGTTGAACCAACAATGGGCGTTGAACCTGAAACACCTCAAAATAAATTACCGGCTGCTGCTCAACAAAGAACTTTTACACCTAGAGAGGCTGCTGTAGCCGGCAACATTACTGAAAAATATCCTTTTACTCTTGATGAGGCCAAGACTGGTTTGGGTATTTCTGATGTAAGGATTACAAATCCTACTGATGCTGAACTTGTTGCAAAACAATACTCAAGACAAATTCAAGCTGCTGTACCTCCACCAGCAGTAACTGCTCCAACACCAACAGTCAACCCTGCTGTTGTAGATGTGGCTCAAGAAGAGGCTGTGCCTAAAGCTGCTGTGCCGCCACCTAAGAAAGCTCCAAAAGAAAAAATACCAATGCCTGAAGGTTGGGGTAAAGGCATGACTTGGTTAACTTCAGGATATGGGGTGCAAGGCGCTCAAGCTTTTATTGATCAATATAACGATGGAAAACCATTTGCATCACATAAAGAAATGGAAGAAGTCTACAAAAGTAAAATAACTAAACCGAAATATAGTGATATTCCAAAATCTGTTCGGCAAGAACGAGCAATTACCCCAAGAGCATCATTGCCAAACTTGCCAATAGGCGCTGTACCTCCTCCTTCATTGCGACCAGCACCACAAGTTGGTGGCGGTGGCGGTTCAATGATGCGTGGCATTAACGATCCCTTGCAACTTAAACAGTGAGAACATCATGAGCGAAATCGATCCTGTTGCTTACGGCGCTTTAACTGCAAAAGTAGAAAATCTAGAAAAAAAGCTAGATAAGCTTGAGGCATCGATTGATGAACTCATTGCTTTGGTTAACAAAGGCAAGGGTGGTGTATGGATGGGCATAGCTATTGTGTCAACCATTAGTTCAATCATTGGCTTTCTTAGCCATAACTTCTTTCCCAAGAGTTAAAAATTGATCCGCTCACCATCCTTTTCGCAGCAAAAGCCTGTGTTACTGCAATCCAAGAGGGAGCCGCTTTGTATAAGCAATGCAAAGAATCCTTCATGGAAATCAAGTCCACAGTTGACGAAGTTGTCTCTGACGCAAAACAAGTCAGAAGCTTTTGGCAAAAGTTATTTGGAGCAGCCCCAGCCACGACCAAGTCTGTGGCAAAAAAGAAGGAAACCTTTGTTGCCGTAGATGAAACTCAAGTGATGTCGGACATAGTCACACAACTGACTACTTTCTTCAAACTTCAGGATCAATTAGCAAATCATCTACGCGAAGAAGAATTGAAAAGCAAAACGGTCTACGACCCTGATGCCAACTTGATGGAAGCCGCCCTGAAGCGGATCATGGCTCAAGACCAAATGTCAGCCCTTGAAGTCGAGATACGAGAAATAATGGTATACAACGCTCCCAAAGAAATGGGGGCTCTGTACAGCCGCGTATTTGAGACTAGAGACATCATCAAATTAGAGCAAGACAAAGCTAGAAAGAAGCGGGACGATGAATCATGGCAGCGCAGGGAGGAAGAGCGTCTTCTAAAAGAAAAGCAGGCGTACCTGTTAGCGACTATTCTTTTCCTCCTGTATATGTGGCTCCTCCTGAACCTCTTAACCAAGATTGGGAAAGCGTGATTGGATACATACTTTGTTGTCTGCTAGTGGGTATGTTGCTACCCATTATGGGTATGTTGTACGTGGATATTTTGGAAGCCAAGCATGAAGCTAAACAACAGCAAGAAAAAGTTCAGAAACTGATTAAACAACTTGAAAGGGAAAAACGTGACAAAGCAACTTGAAAAAGGTTCAGCCTACGACCAGTTTGACACTGACCACAATGGTGTTGTAACTGATGCTGAGTTGGCGCGATCAGAGCGCATGATAACCATTGAGAACATGGACAAGATGGCTGACCAACAACGGGTGATGGCTTGGGCTGCACTTGGTGCGCCTCCTGCCTTGATTGCTTTTATGGCATCCAGTCTTGTAACCTTGGAAAAGGTCAATGCTTTAAGCGGTTTGACAACTACTTACTGTGCAGCAATGGGAACGATTGTTGTTGCGTTTATGGCTGCTCAAGCGTATGTGCGCGGTAAAGCTGAATCATGAGCCTACTCAACCCTTGGGTGCTACTTGCCCTAATTTCGGCTTTTTTGGGCATTGGTGCGGTATCGTACACAAAAGGTGAGGATTCTGAGCGCGAGCGCCAGCAGCTTGAGATAGCCGCTTTAAATGCAGCCGCTAGAGAAAAGGAACAAATCCTTGTGGCTACCATCAATACCCAATCAACAAAACTTGCAAAGGCCAACAACAATGCCAAACTTCAAACTGAGAAATTACATTCTGCTATTGACGATGGTAGTCTCAGGTTGCGGATCCCTGTCCAAGCCACCGTCTGCCCCGTACACACCGCCAGCGATACCCCCGTTGCCGCCGGAGATAGCGTTCAAGCAACAGCCGAACTTGACGCAAAGATTAGTAAATCTCTTATCGCCATCACCGATGATGGAGACAAAGCCATCAGACAACTAAATGCATGTATAGACGCATATACAACAGTTTATGAAACATTAAACAAATCACGTTAAGATTCACTCTGTTGTCATTGATTTAGTTTAATTTCAGGCAACTAAGCAGGAGTTGTCATGCCGAAGCCAGTTTACAGCGATGATGAATTTGTAGAGATTTGGAATACGCACCAATCAGCTAAAAAAATGTCAGACGCAATTGGGATGGATGTAAGACAGATTCTTAGACGGCGTAAGAATATTGAAGATAAATCAGGTATTGCACTGACTTCAAGCCATAAATCTTCCAACATGGCAAGACCCGAAAACCCAATTAGAAAAGAATTGGGTATTGAAAACGGATCCATACTGGTGATGAGCGATGCTCACTTTTGGCCTGGTATCCATACCACAGCGTATAAAGGCTTTCTTTGGGCAATTAAAGAATTTCAACCCAAGGCCATCATAGCTAACGGCGATGTTTTTGACGGCGCTTCGATCAGCAGGTTCCCACGTTTGGGCTACAGCACCGAACCATCTGTCATACAAGAACTCAAGGCTTGTGAAATTGCTCTTGGTGAAATTGAAGATACAGCTAAAAAAGTAAGACAAAATACCTCATTAATATGGACTATGGGTAATCATGATGCTCGTTACGAGAACAGATTGTCGGCAAATGCGCCTCAATATGAGTTTGTAAGAGGTTTTACGTTGAAAGACCACTTTCCTGCATGGCATACCTGTTGGTCATGCTGGCCTACCGATGATGTAGTGGTCAAGCATAGGTGGAAGGGTGGAATCCATGCTACACATGGGAACACCTCAATGAGCGGGAAAACGATGGTTACGGGGCATTTGCATAGCTTGAAGGTAACACCCTACTCTGACTACAACGGGACTCGCTATGGCGTGGACACTGGAACATTAGCAGAGCCAAGTGGGCCACAATTTATAAATTACTTAGAAGACTCTCCAACCAACTGGAGGTCGGGCTTTGCCCTACTGACATTCCATAATGGTCGCCTTATGTGGCCCGAATTAATTAGCAAGTGGGGCGAGAATCAAGTTGAGTTTAGAGGCAAGATTTATGACGTATGACCTTGTAGCGTATCTCAGATCAGAGATTAAAGAACTGCATAATATCTTGCATGAAACGCAGATTGCTTTGGCTCAAGCCAATGTGTCGATGAATCGCCGATCTGTACCCTTAACTGAAGAACGTGTTTATACATTGTATAAACGTAGTCTCGACTGGCGACAGTTGGCTAGAGATGTGGAAGCTGAACACGACATTGAATAAAAAAAGGGAGCCCTAAGACTCCCTTGATTTAGCAGCATGAAATTTATGCCACTCGCTCCCATACCAAACCGTCATCGTCTTCTACGATCTCTCCGATTTCGTATTCTCCGGATTCTTCGTCTTCGCCGATTTCGTCTTCGTCACACTGGTTGTACTCAAACTCTTCGGTGACATCATAGTCAACGCACCAGCCATGCAACTGCTGAAACTCGATGAATTCTTGGATGATGGCGATCTTGTCGAAGTCATCTGTTTCGATAACTACGCTGTCTGTACCAAAGTCCCACTCAGAAATGTCAATTTCGATCTTAAACATGTTTTCCCCTTGTAATGGCACGATTGCCAAGTAAAATCGTAGCTGCCTTTTATGACAATTCATAGCCAAACAAAGACTAATCAAGGAAAGTAAATGAACCTCTCAGCCAATTTTACTTACAAAGAACTTACAAGATCAGACACTGCAACTAGACTGGGAATTGACAATACTCCTGGCCCTGAAGAACTTGAAAACTTGAAATTGCTGTGTGAAAAAGTGTTGCAACCAGTACGTGAACACTTTGGTAAATCTGTTACCGTGAACTCAGGTTTTCGCAATGCGGCTACGAATGTTGCCACTGGGGGGTCTAAAACCTCAGACCATGTCAAAGGCCAAGCTTGCGATATAGAAATTGAAGGCGTACCAAACGCTGAGTTAGCCCAATGGATCATGGACAATTTGGACTACACACAATTGATCTTGGAGTTTTACACACAGGGTATACCCTCAAGTGGCTGGGTACATGTGTCGTATGACCCCAACAACCTTAAAAAGCAGGAATTAACTGCCGTCAAGGTTGCGGGGAAAACTCAATATCTGCAAGGTTTGCAGGCTTAAACCTCTGCTGTGCCGTAGCCGTCTTTGATGTGCTTGTAAATCATCCGCTCAATTTCCCAGCGTTCAGACTGTTGGATGTCTTCTGAGCGGTCTTTACCGGTCTCATCCAGCGCCTCCCATTCAAACTCGTAGTCCAAGCCCACAGATGGGTCAAAGTCTACTAGCGTGAACCTGATTTCAAGCTCTTCTTCAATAGTGTCAGAGCAATACATATCCAAGTGTTCTAAGCAATTCATTGTTTATCCACGGTTGAAAGAAAGATAAGCAGTATAACCATAAGAGATATACCTACGACAATACCTGTTGTAAAAATAAAGAAGAATACTAAGCCCATGTAGCTATCCATTCGCGCTCCTCCCGTCCACTTAAGGACTTAACGGTTTTGCCGGTAGTTGTGACTAGATTCATCTTCTGTAACTCAGGTAATCTACGGGCTACGGCATTAGGGTTTAAACCTGTTTTAGTAGCGATCTGATCCTTGCCCATTGCCCCATGCTCTTGAAGCACTTGTAGGATGATTTGTTGGTGTTTAGGGGCCGTCTCTTTTATTTGATCAGCTGCTTGGTAGCTGGTGATGGGGTCGGTGCAGCGTACACGGTTAAAAATGGGCAAGTCAAAGAACTTTTTTACTTCGCCGCCAAAATGTATATCGTCTAATTTCATCTTTTTTCTCCAAATTTTTAGCCAAGGGTAGGGGGTACTTAATTTCCCCCCTTTGATCAATAACAGTTGGTGTTGCAGTTATTTCCATAACAACAAGTTGTACAGGTTACATACCTACCATTTTGTGAGTAAGTGTGTGTAGTACAAGAGGCATAAACCATTGTGCATGATGCTGCAAACCAAATTGCTAAAAGTGCTTTTTTCATCTTTCTCTCCTTAAAAAGGCATGTCATCGTTCATGTCGTCAAAGCCTGAACCTTGGCTACCTTTGCGGGTAGGTTCTGAACTCTGACGGGCTGCTGGCGCTTTGGGTTTGACAGACAAAGACAAGAAGCTTTTACCCTCGTTGCCTTTCTTGATCCACCCATTGATCCAATAATCTGTGCCATTCACGTTTAGTTGACCGTTGTAGTCAGCGTGAGTAGTCTCAATTTTCTTTTCATTCTTTGCCAACGTGCCACGGTTGGTGTTGTCGTATGTCTTTTCCATAATTTCCTCTTAAGTTACTTTCGCTTTTTTAATCGCGCTTCTTGTAGTTGAATCCATTTGACTGGACAACCACACCTCTTGATCTGCCTCAAGTTGTTCGCTCTTGATCATGTCATAGGCTTCCCTTGCACGACCATTAGTAACCAACGTGCGGCAGCTTTCTGCCAACTCCATCAAATAGTTTTTGACTTCGCTGTCTAGATCTTCTCCAATACCGCCCTTAGGAGTAATGACGGGTGCATCACCTTTACGCCCTGTGGTGGCATCTAAGGCATCATGCTCGACCAGCTCCATGGCGGCTACCCAAAGATATCTCCGTTGATAGGTTTCAACTGCACCTATATTTTGAACCTCGTGGCAACCCTTCAATGCCGCAGACCCAAATGGACTGGTGATAACTATTTCGCCACCGCATTCAGTGTCCACAATGGTTAACTCTGCCTGCTCTTTGGTGAACGACACAATGCCAATCAAACCAAGCTCATCAAAAATTTCAAGGGTGGGGTGTAAGAAGTCTCCCAACTCAAAATAATGATAGCCAGCAAACTTGTTCACGCCCGACTTCTTGAGAGGCCTTGCGCGAAGCTTTGCCCGTGCCACCGCCAACTTTACATATACCTCTAGATTTGCTTTGCTTTGCTCATTCATACCGTTTCTCCTTGTTTACTACGCCACTTTTCATATTCATCCAATTCCCACGCAATAAATTCCATTTGTGCATGTTCATCAAAATCGCTGAACTTCATAAAATGGTTTTCTTGGCAACAATGGTATTTTTCGTCTTTGCTTTCCATGCAATAACAGCAATACTCTTGATCAGACTTTTTGTGATAGTCGATCAACTCTTGTTTATATGTCTTCATCTTCATAGTAAGCTTTCAAAGTACCCAAGGGCAGATGAACGAACCAAGTCAGTAATGTTTGTGCCATCGGTAGTCAAAACAGCGTCAAGCACATACTCATCCAACATATCTTTGTGATATCTCAGGATCAAATGAATGCCCTCATACATAATTTCACGGGCATATTCACCTGTTGCCATGTTGTAGGTCGTATTCATTTCTTTTCCCAAGGGTCACCCCAGTTAGAGGACACACCAGTGTTTAGGTTAGTCCAGTTGTCGCCCATCTTTTGGACAATGTCGCCATTGCTGCCAAACCATGAGTCACCCATTTTGGTAAATGTGTTGCCGTTGTCAGATACTTTTAAGGTTTCTGATTCGTAATAGGTTTTGCCTGAAAAAATGTTGAAGTTAAACATTAGAAGCTCCAAGAAAATCTGTGAGCCCAATGTGTAAATGGTGTACGGACAATCATGTCTGATGCCTTTACACAAATCATTACGTCTTCAGCCCAATCGGTGTCATCGGTTCTAAAGAACTCTTTAACATCGTCTAAAAGGCCAATAACCGCCTCATCTTGGGTTGCGGCTTCATGCCTGGCAATCGTCATTGGGGTTCTTGCCCCATAAAACTCTGCTGTCGCTGTAAATGTCATCGCTCTCTCCTTTGTGTTACGCCAAAAATGACAAACGAAGTGTCGTTGATACTTGGGTATATGTCAAACAGTCAATGAACAACCATATAGATAACTCAGGTATTATGTACCTATGCTATGATTTC